GAGTGAACAACTTTCTCTTTCTCACATAACCGATCAAATTAAACCTGCAAGGCTAAAGAAGTTCTGGCAAAAGGTTATTTATGACCCTTACGCGGTTCTTGGGGCATTAAAATGAACGATTTAATAATCACAAGTGAAATGAAAGAACTTAAGAAAGGTTTGAAAGACATTAAGAAGGAAAAAGCTTCTGAGTTTGATGATCTTGTCAGGACTCTTTTAACAAAGTACGGAAATAGATTTGCAAGATTTGAGCAAGCGAAATCAAAAGACCAGATAGAACATAGGTTTATCGGAGAGTTTGAGGACGGAGTAATATTAACTTTATCAATTCAAAAGGTGGATTAATGAAAGTTCTCGGAAGGGTTGTATTTTATAGAACCGACGGGGTTCCAATGATAAGACTTTACTACAAAGAAAAAGATATTATTGAGCAGTATGTAAAATGGCCTGATGGTTTAACTGGTAAATTTGAAGGATTTACTAGAAACGGATACTTAAAATATAGGGAGACAAAATGAAAAAGAAACAAGAATTAGCTTATCAAGGCACATTAAAAACAGGACAAGAGATCGTAACTGGTAACTTGGTTTACTTAGCCTATGAGTCAACAACGGAAATCAAGGCTCTAAACAGAAAATCAAGACGAGCATTTCAAAAGATTATCAACAAAGAATTAAAAAAGGCTTAATCATGAAATTAAAAACAGCAGTTTTCTATCAATCGGTTAAGAATTGGGACGGAAACGAAAGTAATACATTTAAACATGACCCGACACAAATCATCGAGCTTGAAGATCATCTTGTTAAGGTTTCAAAAGAAGGTCGAAGAGACGTTATCATTGTCCCAACGGCTAACTTGAGATATGCAACGGCTGATTATTTGGAAGCCTATAAAATAGTTGAGCCTCAGCCTTCGAACTTGTCGGAAATAGCGAGCAGTTCACCAGAGCCAATGACAAAAGAAAGCTTGATTAAACCTAAAAAGAAAATCGAGAAAGCTATAGATGCTTAACAGTAAGTTCAATTTAATGGGTGAAGTCTTTTTACATAAGCTTGACCCAAATACAATTTACGAAGAGCTCGCCCAAAGACGTGGGACGAATAAGACAATCAACAGGGTTAAAGAGTTTGAGATTCAAAACAAGATTCTTGATGATGTTGAATCGAGATTTAAAGCTCTAAACGCAACCAGAAGAGCGGCTAAATCTACAACGGAAGCAATGTCTCACGTTGAGATTTGTTTGAAGTTTCCAAAGTCTCGTACTGTTTACATGGGGCTAACGCTTGATTCGGTTACGGAAATAGTCTGGGACGTATTCAAGGGAATCAATGAAGAGAATCATCTTGGCTTAAAGTTTAATGAAACAAAGAAAATAATCTTTTATCCCAACGGTTCAAGAACAAGGCTTTTTGGTCTTGATGCTTCTGAGAGACAACTTGCAAAGATTCTTGGTCAAAAACTCAGAAAGGTTTCAATAGATGAAGCGGGTTCAATTACTGTTGACCTCGAGGATTTCTGCTTTCAAAAGGTAAGACCTGCATTGATCGACTTGGCCCCTTACTCTTATTTAACTTTACTGGGAACTTGTGAAAACATTCCTAATACATATTTTGAAAAGGTGACAACGGGCAAATGTGAAATGTTCGATTGGAACGTTTACCGATGGACGGCTTACGACAATCCTTTCATTAAAGAAAATTGGGCAAAGGAAATTGAGGAAATTTTAAGAGTTAATCCAAAAGCAATGGAGAGCTCTAAATTCAAAACACATTACCTTAATGAATGGTGTTCGGACGATGATCTATTAATTATACCTTTTAGTAAGATGGAATTTGTTGACCGATTGCCAATAGACAAGAAACACGATTGGAATTATACGCTTTCAATCGACCTTGGGTATAACGACGCAACGGCTTACGCTGTTATTTGTTACTCTTGGAACTTGCCTGACGCTTACGTTGTTAAGACGTTCAAGGAAACCGAGCAGGATTTTACGGCAGTTTCAAACGTGATCAAGGATTTAAAAAGAAAATACCCGATTAATAATTTAATTGTGGACGGAGCAAACAAGCAAGGTATCGAGGAGATGAAGAAGCGGCTCGGATTACCTGAAATTGAAATAGCCGAAAAGCTTGGAAAGGCTACCTACCTTAGATTGCTTCGCGATGATGTAATAATGGGCAAGTTAAAATTTGTCGAAAACGATACCGAAGAGCTATTGAAAGAATGGAAATCTTTGCAATGGAAAGACGACAAAAAAGAAAAAGAAGATGATCGTTGTCAGAATCACTTATCTGATGCGGTATTATATGGTTGGAGAAAAACTTCAGCACTTCGCGGCGATAATCCAACGCCAACACCAAAAGAACATGAGCCAGAATATGAAACATACTTGGAGGACTTGGAAGATGAGCGAGCAAGAGAAGAAACCGAGAAAGAAACCGAATACTATGGGCAGCCAGAAGATGGATTTTTCTGAAATAGAAGAACTTTTGGACATTTGTAAACGTGCAGGAGTGGCAAAAATAGAAATAGAAGGCAAAATAAAACTTGAGTTATTCCCTTTTTCTTATACTCCACCCATGACTTCATCACAAATGATGGAAAATTTAACCGAGTCTGATAATATGACAGAAGAAGAACTGTTGCTAATGTCGGCAAATTAACAAGGAAGTTATAAATGGACACAAATACAGCTAGTAATTCTTACTGGTACGAATCGGAAAACAATGAAGATATGGCTCGTCAGTTGTTCAGCCAAGTTAAATTCTTAAGAGAGAATCAACTTTCTGCAGTTTCAGATGATAACCTGATGCACGTTAGGCTTTATGGTAATGCTGAAATCTTCGGATTAAAGCCTTATGACTATTCCTTCAGGAGAACAGATAACAGAATTGGCTTAAACGTAATCAAACAAGCCTGCGACACAGCTACTTCAAGGATTGCCAAGTCTAAACCAAGACCACAATTTTTGACAAAGATGGGTGATTACTCTTTAAAGCAAGAGGCTAAAAAGCTTCAAATGTATATTGATGGGACTTTCTACGAAAACAAAGCCTACAAGATGGGGCAAGACGTTTTTAAAGATGCAACCATTGTCGGCAAGGGCGTTGTTAAGTTCTTTCCAAAAAAGACCTGCATAGGAATGGAAAGGGTTTTTGTTGATGAGATTATCGTTGACCAAGCCGAAGCGATGTATGGCAATCCGTCAATTCTTTATCAAGCAAAACCAATAAATAGAAGAATACTTTTAGGAATGTTCCCAAAGAAAGCTACTTATATTAAAACCGCCCCGCATTTAGAAGATGCAACAGTTGGGGGAATCAAGCTTTCTGAAATGATCGAAGTTGTCGAAGCGTGGAAACTTCCAAGTTCGCCAGATTCAAACGATGGGCTTCATGTGATCTGCACAGAGAAAGGGATTTTATTTAAAGAAGAATGGACAGAAGATTGGTTCCCGTTCTCATTCTTTGATTGGTCTAAGAAAGTTTTTGGGTTTTACTCGTCAGGAATTGCAGAAGAGCTTCGCGGTATTCAGCTAGAAATTAATAAGCTTTTAGTTGTAATTCAAAGATCAATGCACCTTGGCTCAATTCCAAAAATCTTTGTTGATGCCAATACAAAAATTGTTAAGTCTCACTTAAATAATGAGATTGGTGGAATAATTACCTATGCGGGAACTAAGCCAACTTATGACCAATTAATGGCAATCCCGCCAGTATTATTTGAGCAATTAGCAAACCTTTACCAGAAAGCTTTTGAAGTTGTTGGGCTTTCTCAAATGTCTGCACACGGGCAAATCCCTGCGGGAATGATGAACGCCTCGGGTAAGGCACTAAGAACTTATAACGACATTGAAACGGAAAGATTTAGCGTTGTATCTCAAAACTATGACGAATTTTTCTTAGACATGGCCAACAAATTAATTCTTATGTCTGAGCGTGAGGCGAAAAGAAAAGGCTCGAAGCTTAAAGTTACATCGTTTAACTCAAAATACATTGAAGATATTGACTGGCGAGACATCGACATTAAACGCGATCAGTATATGTTAAAAACTTTTCCAACAAATTTCCTTTCAAATACACCAGAAGGAAAGCTTGCAGACATTCAAGAAATGATTGGTATTGGATTGCTTGACCAAAGGGACGCTATGCAATTGCTAGATTACCCAGACTTGGAGAGTGTAACAGAGTTTAAAAATGCAGCCTTTGATGATATTCATGCCGTACTAGAAAACATTATCGACAAAGCACAGTATGAGCCACCAATGCCACTTCAGGCTTTAGAATACGGCCAGACACTTTTTCAACAAGTTTACTTAAAGCTAAAGAATCAAAACTTAGCCCCAGAACGATTGGAAATGCTTTTAAGATGGACCGAAGAAGCCAAGATGCTGACCGATACAATTGCACAAGAGGCAATGGCTCAACAACAGCAACAATTAGATATGCAAATGCAACAACAGGCAATGATGCCTAATCAGTCAAATAAAAGTCAACCAGTGAGGTAAATGTGAGTGACGATTTTCAAACAGCGTTTTCAAATGTACTAGAATCAAAAGAGGAAGAAGCGAATGGCAATACACCACCGCCAACCGAGCAAAAGCAAGCAAGCACAGAAGAAGCGAAGCCAGACCCAATTAGCTCGCTCGAAGAAAAGCAAGCGGAAGCAAGAGCGAAATGGAAGTACGAAAAAAGAATCAAAGAACTCGAGCAACAACTTGCCGAAAAGCCAAAATCAGGAAGTTTCGACGCTGACTCCGATAATCCAATAAAAGAGCTAAGAAAAGCTAAAGGGTGGAGCCATGACGACATTGTGAACAAAGCACTTGAAGCTTTAGAAGATGAAGGAATGAGCAAAGAAGAGGCAAAGGAAGAAGTTAAAGGCATGAGCTACGAGGAAATTGTGGCAAAAGTTAAGGCTGATCTTAAGCAAGAACAAGAAAAAGAAACCATCGAAGTTCAAGAAAAGCAAAAGATCGAGAAAGCCGTAACTGAATTTAAGGGGAACATTAAGAAATTTGCCCAAGAAAATGCGGAAAACTTTCCTTTAGTCGATGCCCTTGGTGTAACCGATAACGTTTATTCAATGATCGAACAGGATTATTTGACCAAAGAAGAAGAATTTGGGACCGATTACGCTTTAAAAAACATGATGAAAATTGAAGATGCCGTTAAAAAAGTAAACGAAACACTTGCAACGGAGATCAAAACCGCGTTAAAATCAGATCATGTAAAGAAGTTTTTGACCCAATTACTAAAAGAAGGTCAAAATCCTAATACCCAGTCAAACGAAGAACCACAGTTAGAGGACGAATTTGCGACATTGACAAATGATTCTTACAGGAAGGTAACCGACCCGAAAGATCATAGAGAAATGTCTAGTGAGGAAGCTTTAGCGGCTGCCTTTAATTATTTGTAACCCACTAACTTAGGAGTTTTAAAATGGGATTAGATTTAACGAAATTTGGGCCTGGTCTGAAAGCCTACTACTCTAACCAAAGAGTAGAAAACATGACCTACAAAGATTACCCTTTCTTTGCGATGATTCCAAAGAAGAAAGATTTCTTCGGTAAGAATTATCCATTGCCAATCCAAATTGGTAACCCACAAGGGCGATCAAAAACTTTCGCGAAAGCAAAAGCAAACCAAACATCATCTGTTTATAAAGATTTTACTTTAACAAGAGTTAAAGATTACTCTTTAGCAACAGTTGATAATGAAACTGCTGAAGCTTCAGAAAATGACAAAGGTGCTTTCCTTAAAGCATTAACAAACGAAATCGACTCAGCAATCAAGTCAATGTCAATCGCAATGGCTTCTGCTGTTTATGGTGACGGGTCTGGTGTAATTGGGCAAATCGCTGCAATTTCTGCAAACGAAATTACTCTTGTTGAGCCAGATGATGTTGTTATGTTTGACGTTGGTCAATCAATCGTTTTCGCAGCTGCAAAGTCTACTGGTGGTTTAAGAGCCGCAGGAGCTAAGTTGGTTGTAACTAAAGTTGATAGATCAGCAGGAAAAATTTCATTTGATGCAAACATTGCGACAATCGCGGGTGTTGTTGTTAATGATTACCTTTTTGTTGATGGAGATAGAAACTTAGCTATGGCGGGATTAGCTGCATGGTTACCTTTCGTTGCTCCAACTTCAGGCGATAACTTCTTTGGTGTAGATCGTTCAGTTGACCCAACTAGATTAGGTGGTGTTCGTTTTGATGGTTCTGCACTTACAATTGAAGAAGCCCTTGTAAAAGGTCTTACTCTTTGTAATAGAGAAGGTGGAAATCCTAAGCTTGTATTTATGAACTATACTGACTGGGCTAACTTAGAGCTTGCTCTTGGTTCAAAAGTTCAATATATGGTTACTCAAGCTTTCGGAAGAGCCGATATTGGTTTCCAAGGTATCCAAATTAAGACAAATAAAGGTGTAGCAAATTGTGTTGCTGACCCATTCTGTCCAAAAGGATACGCATACGGAATCACAATGGAATCTTTCGCTCTTTACTCTTTAAAAGAGCCAGTAAGAATCCTTGACCTAGACGGAAACAAGTTATTAAGAGCTTCTGACGACGATGCTGTTGAGCTAAGAGTTGGTGGTTACTTTAACATTGGTTGCGATGCACCAGGTCATAACGTAGTTATCAAATTATAATTAATGATTAACAGGCGGGGAAATTGCTCCCCGTCTGCATTTTTGGAGTTAATATGGCAAATTTATATTTTCATAACCCACAAACAAACGAGAGAGCTCAAAAGTCTATGCACTTAAAGCTTGAAATCGGTGCTGCGGGTGCTGTTACTTTATCAAGAGGGATTAACATTGTTTCGGCTGCAAAGTCTGGAACTGGTGAAATCACTATCACGCTACCAAAATTTGCTTCTTTTCTTGGTGCAAAATGTATTCTTGAAGCGGCAGCAGCCGTTGATGATTCATACCAAATTAAATCAGTAGATGCAGAAGCAGGAACAATCATTTTAATGACAAAACTTGCGGGCGTAGCGGCTGATTTAGCTTCAGGTAGCATTTTACACGTTGAGCTTCTTTACAAAAATACATCTGTTGCCAACTAATAGGGGGTGACTTATGCCAATGATGATGGGAAATAAAAGCTTTGTTCAGGTTTTACTTAATGACAAAGGTCAGGCAGTAGAATCAAAAAAAGACGAGTCTGTTAATCCAGACGCGGGACTAGAACAAGCTACCTCAGAACTTGTAAAAGCTGTTCACGAAAAGGATTCAAAAAGAGCCCTTAGAGTGTTAAAAGCTATTGTTAGAGCTTGCATGGACGAATACGAATCCGAGGAAGAAGATTTCGACGGAATGAAATATTCAGAAGCGGAATAAGGGGGCGAGAGCCCTCTTCTTTTTGGAGGAACAATGGCAAAAGAAATTACCCTTGCCGATTTAAAATATCAATCAAGATTAAGAGCCGATAAAGTCGGTTCAACTTATATTAAAGATGATGAACTTGTTTCATACATCAACAAGTCAGGTGCAGAGCTTTATGATCTTTTGATTGGAGCTTATGGAAATGATTATTATCTAAAAGAATACGAGTTTAAAGCTCAACAAGCAGTAAGCGACTATGATCTACCAGAAGATTTTTATAAGCTTCTAGGCGTAGATTTTCAAATCACACAACAAAGAAAATTAACACTAAAGCCCTATATGTTTAACGAAAGAAATCGCTATCAAGAAGGTGCTTATTGGTCAGCAGTTATTGGGATTTCAGGCCCTCGCTACCACTTACAAAATAATCAAATAAAATTCAGACCAACGCCAGATGGTGCTTATACATTAGTTTTACATTATATTCCTTGCTTTACTGACCTTGTTGAAGACACAGACGTTTTAAACGGGGTTAATGGTTGGGACGAGTATATAATTTTAGATGCTGCAATCAAGATGCTTATGAAAGAAGAAAGCGATACATCGGCACTAGAAAGACAAAGAGAAAAATTATTAGTTAGAATAAACATGATGGCAGAAAACCGCGATGCAAGTCAATCTTTCAAAGTGAACGATGTTCAAAAAGATTGGATTAACATTGAAGGCGACACATATAGGTATTAAAATGAAAGACATACAAAGAGAAATTCTTAACGATCTCTCAACTCAACGCTTTCAAGAAAATGTATCGCGTGCGTTTAAAAAACAAATATCTGAAAATAATTCGCGATTAAGTGCACTTGAAAGTATGTCTGGTGAGTTCAAAGATGTTGAGCTTACATGGACAACTGGTGCAATAAAAACAGCCGCTCATAATTTAGGAAAAATCCCAACTGGATGGTATATAATTGATATTTATGCAGGTGGAACATCGAACACATATGTTTGGCCAACAAGAATATCGTGGGATGAAAATAATATTTCTTTATTTATGTCCTCTGGTTATAGTGTAACTTTAAAAATAAGAGTGTTTGCTTAGGATAAAATATGGCCTTAACAAAAAAACAAGTTTCATTAGATATTATAAAGGGTGCTGACACAAAAACAAATGACCAAATAAGTACAAACTTTAAGGACATGGAAAACGTTGTTTTTACCGGAAATCTAACAGCGAAAAAAATGAATGGCTATGATGGAATATATCAACTTCCAACTACTGACAAATTTTCTTTATTAATAAGAAGAAAAAATGATTTGTTAGCACTTTCTGATAATGGAACATATAAATACAATTCAAACAATTCTACTTTTTCAAAAATTTCAGAAATGGCAACTTCTCAAATACAAAGTAATGAAGTTCGCGGAAAAATACTTGCTTTTTCAACAAATTATTATTGCGTTTATCAAGAGCTTTATGAAAATAGCCAAGACAAAAGCAGGGCTTCTTTTTATATGAAAGATGGCTCATTGTTAAATGTTTTAGATGGAAGCATTTCTGGAATGACCAATGCACAATTGTCACTAAAGCTAACAAAAACAATTTCAATTGGCGATGATTTTTATATTTGTAATGCTTCAAATGCTACTGGCTCTTATTTGATTTCTTTCAATAAATACAGACTAAACACAAGCACAAATAAGTTTGAATACGTTTCAACTTGGGGTGGATACGATACGACACTGACAACGCTTACAGCGATTGATTATTTTACAGATGGCCAATATGTTTTTTGCATTTATTCAGATGGGACGACAACAAAAATTATGCGATGGGATTCTTTAGTCCAAGCAACACCTCCGACAATTGTCACATTCACACAAACACCAAGATCAAACGTTGAAATATTCAACAGAGACGCAACTACTCTTTATGTTTCAATTACAACATTTATAAGCGGATTCAATGTTCAACATAAACTTTTAATAGTAGACAAATCAACGCTTTTAATAACGGCAACAAATAACCTTTTAACCTATACTGGAATTTCGAACGGAGTAAATACAAATTGGCCCTTTGTGTTTTGTTATCCAACTTCAGACACAACTGCAATAGCATTAAGGTTTTATGAAGATGTAAATAGCTATATAGTTGGCACAGGATTAAGCTCAAGAAATTTATCACCTTTAAGTAAAATATTTAAACAAGGCGATAATTATTATATTGGATGTTTTTTCGATACTTTTTACCAAACAGCAAATGTTGTTTTTAAGATAAATGGTTCAACGTTAATACCAGTTGCAATTTGCGATAGTTCAATAGTTGAAAGCACTACTTCATATTATCCAAGTTTTTGGACACTCCAAGACAATTGTTACGATGGTGAGTTTAATTATTTTATTGGTTTTAATGACATTGGACAGACAACTTTAGTTAAATTTTCAAAAGATGCAAAACAAACAAGTTCATATATAGAAATAGATTCAACAAATATAATTTCATCGGCAATGCCATCATATTTTGACGGAGAAAGCTGTACAGAGTACGGATTTATTGGTGTTCCGCAAATTACTAGCTACACGCAAGACACATCTGGCTCATTACCTGCGGATTCTGGATATATGTTAATGGCCCAATACGAATGGAAAGATGCTCTTGGAAATATTTTTCACTCTCAATATTCACAAATTTATTCTGGTGGAAACCCTACCAGTGGGCTCAATCTTCCTGCAAGTTCAAGGATTCAGCTAGTTGTTCAATGTGGAATTTTAACAAATAAAAAAGACGTTAAGCTAAAAATATTCATTAAAAGAAAAACAGTAAACACATTTCAAAAAGTTGCTGAAAAATATATACAAACAGACTTTTATGGATATTCACATTCGTTCACAATTACAACATACCCAACATCAACAGCAGAAGAAGCTGTTTATCAAGATGATTCAGTTCAGCCAATGATGGTCACTAATTACCATTCGATTTCTTTATATTCAGATAGAATTTTTACAACTACAAAAGACTTTCCAATTGCTATAAATTACAGCCAGAAAAAAGAATATGGGCAAAGCTTTGAGTTTAATGACTCAACTTTTACAGTTGATATTTTAGACAAAAGAGGGATTGCAGAAGATGAATTAACTGGAACCATTGCAATGGATGGGCGGCTAATTATATTTAAAGAAAAATCAATTCTTTATATAAATGGCTCAGGCCCATCAAGAACAAATACATCAAGTGACTTTAGCGAACCTCAGTTAATAACAACGGATGCAGGATGCACAGAACCAAGGTCAATTGTTTTAACTCCTGACGGTGTAATGTTTAAATCAGACAAAGGCATTTATTTATTAACAAGACAGCTTTCAGTTCAATACATTGGTGCGGCGGTAGAAAAGTTTAACAAAAACAAAATAACATCTGCAATTCTACTTGAAGGCGTAAATGAAATTAGATTTTCAACTCTTGAAGGTGAAATTCTTGTTTATAACTATTTTAGCAATGCTTGGTCATGGTTTAAAAATCTTCCGTCACTTGGGGCTTGTATTTGGAAAAATCAATATGTTTTACTTTTAACAAGTGGACAAATATTAGTCGAAACGGCAGCACATAAAAAAATAGTAATTGGGGCAACTCACACAGAAATAATTCAAAAAATTTCTACACCATGGATTAGATTAAATGGCGAACAATGGTGGCAAAAAGTATATGATTTCTTAATGCTTGGCAAATATAAATCAGAACATCAAATAAAATTTACAGTTTATTACGATTACGAACAATACCCAGAAGAAACAAGAATAATTGACCCACTTTCTATGGATCAGTATAATATCTTAGATAAACCAACAAGATCAGAGCTTGAAAAAAACATTATTGCTAATGGAGTTTTTCAGGTGACAATCGACATGGTAAAAAAATCGTGCCAAGCTTTTAGAGTAGAAATAGAAGACATGCCGTTAAATATAGAAGAAAACACAGGGGAAAGCTTTGAAATCTCAACAATCGCAACAACAGTTGGAATCAAAAAAGGGCCTGCAAAACTTCCAGCAAACAAGAGCTACTAGCCCGCTTGATTTTTACAGAGAAAGAGGTTCAATCGTTATTGAAAATGAGCATGGTTGGGCCAATTATTTCATAATGGGAGAAACTGGCTATCTTCAAAATATGTACATTTACCCAACAAGCAGAAGAAGCCAAAACGGGACATTAATGCTTTCAAATATTGAACTATCAATGTCGGAAATTTATGGGTGCAAAAAAATAATGACAACTATAAGCCGGCTATGGGGGGATGCTGAAAAAACTCTCCAAATTTCTCTTAAAAGAGGTTTTAAACTGGCATCTCTTACAGATGATGCTATATTTTTAATTAAGGAGCTATAAGATGGGAGATATATTAGGAACAAGTTCACCGCAAATCCAACAACAAAGCTTTGAAGACATGAAACCGTTGACCAATGCTTATTACGATCAAATAAACGGAAGATCACCTCTTGCACAAGCTCAGTTTGAAAACATGTCAAATCAATCAATGGCAAATACAAAACGCTCCATAGCCTCAATGACAGGGGTCAGGGGCTCGCAAAAGGCATCAATGATGAACAATGCACTAGCAAGTCAACAATCTCAACTTGCTGGAACCGGTGCAATAATGGCTGCACAAGAAAGACAGCAGGTAATGGGAAGCCTTGGGAACATTTTGATGGGTCAACACGGTATGCAAACAGGAATTGACCAATTCAATGCTGAACAACAAACAAAAGCCAATCAAAGATTTTCGCAACTTCTTGGAACTGGTCTTACTGCTGCGGGATATGCTTTTGGTGGCCCTGCGGGTGGTATGGCGGCTGGAGCAATGGCGGGTGGTATGAATGACGGTGGTGCAAGTAGTGGAAACGTAGGAATGACAAACAGTACATTTTTTAATAAGAATCCATATTAGGGGACAGGAAAGTGAAAAAAGTTCCAAATGGTTGGGGATATAGCAAAATAAATGGAAAAGAAATTTGGACAAGCCCCACAAAAGAATCGCAATCAACAGATGAAAATGATCCAATAATTGAAAAGGGCGTAGATGATAAAGGAAATTACTACGAACTAAGAAAAAGCGATCAAAAATTTTTAGAACCATTGGATTTGGAATTAGAGGCAAGAAATAAATTTAAACAAAATAGAGAAATTGCAAGCGAGAAAAAAATGAGTGATAAATATAGAAACATGATAGATCAAGATTTCCAAGAAGCTCATTTAACAGATTCACAGCAAGGTGAACAAGCCGGAATAAGAAGCTACAACGAGCAAGTTGATCCAGTAAATCAAGCACTAAAAGCTGGTGAGCCGTTAAGAAAATTTCATTCACCAGAAGCTCAAAAGCAAATTGATTCTGATGCGGAAATTTACAGAAAAACAAAACCACTAGAAATAGGGCCTAAATTTGAAGGGCCTGATTTGTTTTTAGAGTTTGAAGATTCTGACGATGCTCAAAGTGCAGTTGATTCCATTATTAATGGAAACCCAGAAGCACATATTCAATACATGACTCAAAAAACCATTGCAAAGCATGGCCCAGATGGAGCAATGGCAAAGGTTGAAAACAATGCCAATAGAAAACCTGCGGGATTTTTCTCAGGTATTTTTGCACCAGAAGTTAAGCCATATGAAATACCATTTGCACCACAAGAAGCCACTCAAGGCGTGACAAGCGTAAAAGGTGTTGAACCTGTTCGTTATCAAGGCGGTCGAGTTCCAGTCCCTGCAAAAATTGATTATTCAAAAATGGAAAACATCGGCTCAGAATCAAGAGAAAATCTTCAAAACATAGAAGGCTCTCAAGCATCATTACCAGAAATGGCCCAAACTCAAAAGAAAGCATTAATTGCAAAAGGGCAAGCACAACAAGATGCTTATTCTTCTCAGTATATGGCAGAAGGAATGAAGCAGGCATTTTTAAACGATTATGCTGAAAAACAAGCCCAGAAGTTTTGGGAAATTGCAAATAAACAATATGAAGTTCCAGAAATAAATCCTCAAAGAGTTTGGGAAAATAAATCTTTTGGCTCAAAAATGGCATTAATAATTGGCTCTGGGCTGATGGGTGCAGGTGGAAACACGGCAGGCCTTCAGGTCATGCAAAACATGGTTGAGAAAGATATTGAATCTCAAAGAGATAGAAACTTAAATCAACGTAGCTTAATAGCAAAAAATTACGAGATTATGAGAATGTTGGGAACTACTCACGCGGGTGCAATAAAATCAATTGCAGACTCAATGGGTAAGCAAGCGGCAATTATTCAGCAAGCAAAATTGGCAGGTGCAAACCTTGATGAGAACGTAATGAACTCTCAAATTCAAAAGTCAATGACAGAGCTTAACATGAAGCTTTCAGACATGAAGGACAAGGTTCTTGGTACCGAAAAAGGTGCTGAGGCTGAAATTCTTCAAACAAAAGTTGCAACAGATAAAATGAATCAAGAGGCAAGAAAAGCAAATATTGACATCGGGTTCAGAGAAAAAGAAGCTTCTAAAATTTCAAATGAAGATGATAGAAGACTTACAAGTGCAGCAGCTACACATACCGCAAGGAAAAGAATAGCAGAGCTATTAAAGATGAAAGAAAAATCTCCTGCCGATAAAGGTCGTTTAATTCTTGGAAAAATTGGACTTAGATCAGACCCAGAAATGGACAGAGCAATGGCCGAGCTTGGAAACTCGCTTGTTTTAATGAAAGGGCGTGGTGCATTATCTGAAAATGAAATGGAGCAATTTAAAGAAGAGATTACGCCAAAACTATTAGACGCTTTTAAAAAGGGCGAATACAATAAATTTTTAGAACAAAGAACAAGTGACGCAATTAAAGACGCTTTAAAGTTTGAAGATGAAATCATGGGCGATCAGATTATTAAAAAGAATTACCCAGAACTTCAACAATACCGAATTAAAAAAGGTGGTGCAGTTGGTGCATCTGAAAGGCTTAAAAAAGAAGCAGCAAAAATTAAAAAAGGTAAATAAAAATGCCTATAAGTTTATACGATTCAGTAACTCAACAGCCATTTGAAGTACAAGACGAAGAAACGGCCAGAGAGCTAATTGCGACCAACAAGGCAGGATTTGCTGTTGACCAAGAAGTTCCTTTATTTGGCCCAGATGGAGAGCTTTATAAAGTTCGCGGAGTTGATGCAAGCACATATATTTTTGACAAGGGTTATTCTTTAGCCACGTCAGAAGAAATTGGACAAAAAGCAAGATCAGAAACTTATTCAACCCCAACACAAAAAGCAGTAACGTTTGCTGAGGGAGTCGGAAACTCTGCAACGCTTGGCTTTGGCCCTGCTTTAACAAAAGCAGCTATTGGAATTTTAACACCAAAAGGAAGCGACCTAGACAAACGTTATGCAAAAGCCGTTGAAGAAAGAAGAGAGGAAAACCCTCTTTCATCTTTAGCGGGAGAAATCACAGGAATATTTGTTGACCCATTAGGGGTTGGCTCAGCCGTTACCGCAGGAGCAAAAACACTCGGAAGCGGAGTGACTGCAACATCAAAAGTAGCTGCAAAACTAAAAGCACCTCAATTCATAACAGAATTTACACTTGGAAAAACAGGAGTAAAGGCAGTTGAATTTGGTTTTGAAGGTGGCGTTTATAGCTCAGGATATGAGGCAGGACGACAGCTTTTAGATGATAAGCCATTAAACCCAGAAGCTATTGCAGATTCATTTAAAGATGGATTTACAACAGGTGGAATGATTGGAACTGCACTTGGAGCAGGTGGACAAGCGGCATCAAAAGCACTACAAGAAACAAAAGTTCTCGGAAAAAAATATTTAGACAAAATCACAGGAGCGACAGAAAAAGAAGCAGGTGAATTATTCAAAGAAACTCCAATTATGTCGCTTGAAAAAGAAATTGAGCCAAAAATTGGAAGACAGCAAAAATCAATTAAGTTCAAAGAAGTTGAAGGCGGTTTTTCATATTCAGACGGAACAAGACAAGGCGTGGTTTCAAAACTTGCAGACGATGCAGTTGGAATTGATTTAACAGACCCAAAGGCAATTGAGGAGCTTGGTAAGTCAATTGGAATTGACAAACTTGCAGACAAATTAAAATACAACAAAAAAGATGAGCCATTGTCAGAATTTTTGGCAAGAGAAATAGATTCACAAATTAAAGAAAATCAAGTTGCAGCATTTTATCCTTACATGGAGCCGAACCACCAACTTGCTTACGAAAAAATTCAAGAAATGAAAGAGCGTTTTTTTAACCTTAAAAACGTAACTGAAAACGACATAGATATTATTAGAGCTGCCTACGATACAGAAAAAAAGCTTTTTGGTGTTTACAATCCAGAATATGGACAGGCAACAAAAGAACAGCTTGAAGAATTATTTAAAAAAGACCTTTCAAGAGCCAGAAGAAAATTAAGCGAATTTGATTACATAAAAACATTAGACGACAGCGGAAATAAAGTTGTTAATGTTTATAATGAAAATATTCTTCCAAGATCAATGCAGACAAAATCTGTTTTAAAGGGAGTTACGCCGTTAAGCTTTGAATCAAAAGAACTTTCAAAGCAATTTGGGATTTCACCAAAAAAAATGGACAGGCTTGGAAACGCAAGACTTAATGAAATTTCAGATTTTATTTTAAGTCACTATCCACAAGAAGGCTCATTACTTAAACAGGCGACAACTTCACTTGACCACATAATGGAAGGAATTAACACAACAAAAACAAAAGCCATTACAGAGCTTGAAGAAACAATAAATCATGCCTTAAATATTGGTGGAGTTAGACAAAAGCTAACAAATGAAGATATTGCAAAATATATTGAAACAAACATACTTCAAAACTTTACAGACAGAGCGACAGGAAACCCAATTGCAGGAACAGAACGAGCATACAATCAAATAAAAGATTTGGCCGATGGATTTCGTGCAAATGGATTTCAAACAGTACAAGGAAAATACGGCCCTGAAAAAGTTTATATGCCAATGGACGTAAAACAAATTAGGGAAACAAGAATTAATTTAGACAAAATTGCAGAATTTCAAACAGAAACAGAAAAGCCGCTTGTTAAGGCTGCTCGCGATGTTCGTTTTTGGCTAGAAGATCAAGTTGTTGATCGCGTTGGGGCAATGGATAAAGGTCTTAAAGAAAGATATGTTGCAGCCAAAAAGAATTATAGAAACTCTTTAGATGCTGAAAAAATTGTTTCTTTAGCAACAAAAAAAGCTGCCGCAAAATCAAACTTCAATCTTCTTTATTCTGGTGTATCTGCCGCAATTGGCGGAAGCATTGGCGGTGCTCCTGCTGCAATTACAGGTGCATTACTTGGTGGAGCTCTAAAAAATACGATGAATGAATTTAGCGGGACTCTTTCAATTTTCCTAACAAGAGATTTGGCCAAGAATATAGACAAATACGAAAGAAATATTCAAACTGCTGCAAAAGCATTTTTTAAACCAGTTGAAGTGGGTGCTCATCTTTACCTAAGAACGCCAAACAAAGACGAGTTAGAAATTGCAAAAAAAGACATGAGCAGGCTTGCAATGGAGCTTGAAGATAGAGAGCGATATATTTCAAAATTTGTTGGAAATAATGAGTATTTATTTACACACTTCCCAAAAACTTCAAACTCTGTACTTGAAAAAAGCCTTATTGCTAGAGAGTTTTTAATTAACAAAATACCTAAAAACCCATACGCAGGAAATCCGCTAAAAGAAGATAAGTGGCAGCCTGCTCCAACGGAAATTGCTAAATACATGAGATATAGAGAGGCAGTAAATAAGCCATCTGTTATCTTAGATCAAATAAAAATGGGTTATGTTACACCAGAAGCCGTTGAGGTTTTAAATACTATTTACCCAGAAACAAAAAACCAACTAGCTCAAAAGTTTATTGAAAACTTGGACAAGGCTAAAGATATACCTTTTGCAAAAAGAACAGAAATTTATAAGGTTTTTGGGGTTAGATTGGACAATTTTACCCGACCAGAAAACTTTATTGAGCTTCAAATGAAGGCAAATGGACAAGCTGCACAGACAGAACAGGGATTAAAAAACCCAAATGCAATGAAAATGAAAAAAAAGGAATTGACCCAAGGTAATGATACAGTAAAATAGAATTGCTAGGGGCGACAATCCTGAACCGACAACGGAGATAAAATGAGTAGAAAAAGTAAAATTCTTCCTTACAAAACGATCTTAAACAGCAACCTTTCAGATGCCCAAATAATCGGAAAAACAACAACAGTAAAAGAAACAGACGTTGTTCACATGAACGTAAAATGGACAGGTGCACAGCCTACTTCTGGGACTTTTAAAGTTGAAGCAACAATGGACACAGACCCAACAAACGCATCTTGGTTTGAATTAGATTTTGGAGCGACAATTTCAATTTCTGGGGTGTCTGGCGATCATCAATTAGTAATTCAGCAGGTTTCTTTTTTACATATTAGACCTGTTTACGATAGAACAAACGCGGGTGCTACTGGTGCTTTAGACGTTCAACTATTCGCAACAACGATAGGTGGATAATGTACAAATATGATAACGGAAAACTTATTGGAAAAAATGGAAAACCCATTGGATATTTTGATAATCTTGAAGATGCAAAAAATGCTTATTTGTGTAAAAAAAGAGAAATACACGACACTTGTACAATTTAAGGAGTCCCAATGGGAATTTATACATGGCCACCAAATCAAGTTTATCTAGCTAGTCAACCAATTATGTACAACAAGGACAGAGTTCCCGTTCAAGTTGGGACTGATTCAGTTACGCCAAATCTTTCAAAGCCGTTGCCAACGCAATTGCTTTTCAAAAAAGATGGTGACTGGGTTTTTGCTAATTACGATACTGTGACACCTTCAAACTCTGAAGCAATTCCAGTAAATATTGTTACAGTAAATGGCCAAGGAATTTCAACGACTGTTGACTTAACTGGTGCACAAATTAACGTTCAATTAAGCCATAATGGGACAACGCCAGACTCGATAAGAGTTGGTGACGGCACAAACCTTCTTGGGATAAATGCAAACAACGAGGCAAAAGTACGCGATGCTGATTCAATCGCAGAGCTTGTTTTAATTAAAGGTCACGTTGACGGAATAGAGGGGAAGCTCGACGGGCTTCAAACTACTTTATCAAGTATTGATGTAAACATTTCAGACATTGAAACTTTAGTTACGTCAACAAACACAAAGATTGATACATTAAACGGAAAAGACTTTGCAACACAAACAACATT